TGAAACTCGGCGACGCGGCCGGCTACAACCCGGCGACGACGGTCGGCGGCATCGTCAATCGCAATCGATCGTGGGAACGGTTCTATCTGCGGCTGCGACGCAAACCGACGACGGGCACGGTGCTCTTCTGGCGCTGCCGCGGCGTGCTGGGCGATGCGACCTCGCCCGGCCTCGCGATGGGCATCACGACGAGCGGGCAGCTCGCACTGTTCTCGTTCGACAACGTCAGTTACACGCTGCTCGCGACGATGACGGATTCGACCTACATCACGGAGTGGGATCCGGTCACGAATCCGAAAGCCTGGCACAAGGTCGACATCATCTTCCGCTATGCGACGGCGCTGACGGTCCCCGGCAAATTGATCGCGACCGCGGCGGTCTGGATCGACAACCGGCCCGTGTTTCAGAGCGCGGCCGGGTGCCCCGGCTTGGTGCTGTCGACGGGGCACGACCTCAGCGACATGGGCAACCCGCAGTCCGGCGTCACCGACCTCGAGCTCGACATCGACGATTGGATCTGCGCCGACATCCCGTATCTCGTGGACGCCGGCGCGCGCGTCGAGTACGGCAACGGCAAAGACTTCCTCAGTGGCTCGAAAGTCGTCTGCCTGCGCGCGAAGCAGTTCAGCGCGAACCATAACGCCGCCTGGACCGGCGACTATCGCACGCTCGCGCAGGAAACCTTCGACCTGGCGGCCGTGCCGGCGACGCTGACGACGACGACCTCGGCCGCGCTCCTCGCGATCGACAGCGATGACGCCGACGTCATTGACGCCGATCCCGGCAAGTTGGGCGTCGCCGCGCTTATGGTCATGTTGCGCTCGAGCCGCGGCACGACGAGCGGCAGTATCGGCGTCACGCTCAACGGCTCCACGACGACCACGAACATCACACAGAGCGCGACCGGTTCGACCGCCGGCGGCGCGAACGCGGCGATCTTCGGACAGGTCGGCACGGCGGCCGCGTTCGCGGACCTCACGCCCATCGAGCTCCGGCACACGAAAGGCGCGGATACGACGGCCGCCTACGTCGCCTCGCTCATGGCGCAGGTCGAACTCATCGGCGAGTGGGGCAAAGAGGATCATCCGCGGCCGAATACGACCGCAGACCAAGCGATCGCCGACGCGATCATCTGGCCGACGCCGAAAGGGCAGCACAACGCCGCGTATCCGCATTCGCCGTGGGCGCTGGATTCTCCGAACGCGCCACCGATTGCGCCCTACATCGTCGTCGCGGGGACCTACGTCGGCAACAACACGGGCCAGGACCTCGCGTTCCGCGCACCGGTCCATTTCTTCTTCGTGCGCCCGCTCACGGGCGGCGCGGGTGGGTTTCAGTGGTGGTCGACGATGTTGGCCTCACACCGGGCCTTCGAGCAGCAGCTCAACCCGCGCCTGGTGCACGGGCTCGAGGATCTCAGTTTCACCGGCAGCGTGAACGAGCAGCAGCAGCAGCAGTACCTGCTACGGATTGCCGGCACCGAGGCCCAAATCAATGCGATCGGCGTGACCTATCAGTACATCGCCGTGATGGACCCCGCCGGGCGGTTCTGTCTCAACACGACCGTCTCGCATCGAAGCGCCGAACCCCTCATCGTCAACAAGCTCGTCGATGCCGGCTTCACGCCGGAGTGGGCCTTCGCGTGGATCGAACTGATTGGCTCGACCACGAATCGCTTATATGCGAAGCATGCCGGCAACGCGGCGAACAAGATCGCGCACTACGGCGGCGGCGCGATCACGACCGGCCTCGCGCTCGGCGCGGGCAGCGTCTCGACCGACACCGGCGTACACACGCTCGGTGCGGCGGCGATCCCGCTTTCGCTCTGGCGGCGCGCGGACGGCAACAACGACGCCGGGCAACCGGGTGTCGTGGCGATCGGGACGTGGACCGGGGACGGCAGCGCCTCGCGCGCGGTGTCCTTTGCGCCATCGAGCGGCTTGCGGCCCGTATTCGCGCTCGTCTTCGGCGAGACCGGCAACGGCGTCTGGCGCGATCCGTCGCACACGGGTGTCAACTCGACGCAGGGCGCGGGGACCGACATCACGACCGGGATTACCGCCGGCGCGATCGATGGCATGAGCGTCGGCTCGAGCCTGAACACGAACGGGATTGTTTACACCTACTTCGTGCTCATGGGTTCGGCGACGGCCGGCAACGGAGGATGGTCGATCAACGGTGAATTCATGCCGGTCGAGGCGGCGAGCCTGCCGGGCACGACACCGGACGTCAACGATCCGACGTTGATCCCTGGCTACGTCCCGCCGGCGGCGCCGGGCACGATTGTGCCGCTGCCAACCGATCCCGACCTCGATGACGGGACGGATCTCCCGGGTACCGACCTGCTGTGTAAAGACTTCACGCAGTTGATCGCGAATCAGGCGCTCGCGCGGCTCGGCATCAGCAAGCAGATCGCGGCCATCAAAACCGAGCTCTCGATCGAAGCCGTGCATGCGCGGCTGCATATCCAGACCGACGTGGACACGACGCTCCGCGATGTCCCCTGGCCGTTCGCGACGCGCTATTTCATCCTGCCGGTGGTCGCCGGCTCGCCGAGCTCGCCGGTCAACGCGGATTGGGTCTACAGCTACCGGCGGCCGTGGGATTGCGTGTTCGAGCGCCGGCTCGTCGCCAGCCGCGGCAGCGCGCCCGACCCGACGCCGCCACCCTTCGGCATCGGCAGCGACAGCGGCGGCGGCCTCATCTACGCGAACGTCTCGCCGTGCACGCTCGAATACACGTCGCGGATCTTTTGTCCGACGTACTACGGCGACGCGCTCTTCAAGGAAGCGCTCATCTGGCGCCACGCGGCGAGCCTCGCGCCGGCGCTGACGCGCCTCGAGGACAAGGTCAGACACGCGCTCGAGCAGTACGCGGCCGTCACCGCGAAGGCCCGGCTGATTCTGAAGCCCGGTAACCCCGGCAATCCGCCGGCCGCCGTCAGCGCCTACGACACGAGCGCGACCGACATCGCGGCGAACGTCGCCGTCGTCAACCGCGCGCTCATCCGCATCGGCGCCAAGCCGATCAGCAGCTTCACCGATCAGAGTCGCGAGGCAGTCGCCGCCCTGGCGATTTTCGAAGACGAGCTGCGGACGGTGCTCCGTGATTTCGCCTGGCCGTTCGCGACGAGTTACGCGACGCCGGCCGTCGTCGGTGGATCACTCACCGCGCCGCTCAACAGCGATTGGACCTTCAGTTATCGGCTGCCGACCGATTGGGTCGCCGTGCGTCGCCTCGTGACATCGACGGGGCGCGACTACGATCCGAATCCGCCGCGCTTCCGCATCAGCACCGACGCGACGGGCGGCTTGCTCTACACGAGCGAACAGAGCGCGGTCATCGAATACACGGCGCGGACCGCCGGCACGGTGGCCCGCAGCGATGCGCTCTTCCGCGATGCGCTCGCCTGGAAACTCGCCGCCGCGCTGGCGCCCGCCTTCGCGACCGTGGTCGATCCCGAGATCGAAGAACAGCGCGGCCGCGGACCGGACAAGCCCGATCGGATCGCACGGACGAATCCGGCGCAACAGCAGTACGCGCGGCAACGGATGGTCGACTACGCCGATCGGCAGTATCGGATCGTGCTCGTGAAAGCCGAGGTCGCGGCCGGCAACGAAAGCCAGCAGGCGCCGCCGGGAGAGGCCGAATGGATCACCGGCCGCGAGTGAGGCGCTGGTGCGCCGGTAGGCATCGCTGATGCCGCAGAGCGTGATGCAGCGCTCGTTCGCGGCCGGCGAACTCGCGCCGGCGCTGCACGCGCGCGCGGATCAAACGAAGTACGTCACCGGCCTACGGACCTGTCGCAACTTCCTCGTGCGGCGCGAGGGCGGCGTCAGTAACCGGCCCGGCCTGCGCTTCGTCAACGCGGCGAAAGACAACGTCGCCGGCAAACTCCTGTTGCGCTACGTCGCGGCGACGCCGGGCGACAGCATTCTCATCGAGGCGGGCTCGGGCTATTTCCGGTTCTACAAAAACGGCGCGCTCGTGCGCGTCGCCGGCGTGGCGGCCTACAACGGGGCGACGGCCTACGTGGTCGGCGATCTCGTCTCGAGCAGCGGCGTGAACTACTACGCGGTCGCGGCGACCACGGGCAACGCGCCGCCGAACACTGCGTACTGGTATCCGCTGACGTCGGATATTTACGAGATTCCCCACCCGTACGGCGCGGCGTCGCCGATGTTCAAATGGAACCAAAGCGGCAATGTCATCACGTTGACTGAGCGGGGCCAAGTGCCGCGCGAGCTCGTGTACGTCAGTGCCACGCGCTGGATTCTGCGCGACATCACGACGACGCCGACGATTGCCGCACCGACCGGCGGCGCCGGCACACCCGGTGCGGCGGGCGCCTTGACTTACCGCTACAAACTCACGGCCGCCGCGCTCGACACCTACGAAGAGAGCAATGCGTCCGCGACGATCACCGTCGCCTCGACCGCCGTCCCGACGCAGGCCGCGCCGATCGCGCTGACGTGGAACGCGCAGGCGACCGCCGCGGAGTTCTACGTCTACGCCGATCCGTACGGCAACGATGTCTTTGGCTATATCGGCTCGAGCTCGACCAATGCGTTCAAGGACAGCGGCATCACGCCCGACTACGATCTGACGCCGCCGGTGGCGCGTGTGCTCTACGCGAGCGCGAACAACTACCCCGAGACGAGCGCCGTCCATCAGCAACGGCGCTTCTTCGCCAATACGAACAACGTGCCCGACGGCATCGACGGCTCGCGCATCGGCTTCGTGTCGAACTTCGGGCTCTCGACGCCGCTGCAGGACGATGACGCGATCAGTTTCCGCGTCGCCGGCAATAATCATCATGCGGTGCATTGGCTGCTGTCGCTGAAGGTCGGGCTCATCCTCATGACGGCCGGCGGCGAGTGGACGGTCACGGGCGACGGCGGCGGCACGCTGAAGCCGCACAGCATCGAATCCGATCAGAACACCTACGTCGGGATTCATCCGACCGTGCGGCCGGTGATTGTGGGGAACGCGATTCTGTATTCGCAGCGGCACGGCACGATCGTGCGCGAGCTCCGTTTCGATCAGCAGGTCGAGGGCCT